GCTTTGTTGCGTAACAACGTAGCGAACCATAACAAAATAATTGATTTGTATCGACAAGAATTTTCAGACACCCCTTGACATTGTCAAATGTTGTGTTATATTCGAGTTTTATAAGGAGCATTAGATGGAAGAAGTTGAAGACAAAGTCACCTCCGTAGACTTGGACAGATTGACAGCAATCTATATCAAGATACGTGACAAGCGATCCGCAAACAAAAAAGTATTTGAAGCGGAAGATCAAGATCTTGAAGAGCAGATGAAAGTGTTAGCACAAGAAATGCTCGATGTATGCAAAGACATGAATGCCGACAGCATTCGCACCCCACATGGCACGATCATGCGTTCAGTGAAATCACGGTATTGGACAAATGATTGGGATTCAATCTACGGTTTCATTGAAGAGACCGGAGCATTTGGCCTGTTAGAGAAAAGACTTCATCAAACAAACATGAAAGACTTTCTCGCTGAGAATCCTGACCTTTACCCCAAAGGGCTAAATGTCGAAAGTGAATACACCGTGGTAGTTAGACGTTCTAAAGAAAGCTGAAAATGAGTAACATTACAATCCTCAATGAAGACCTCCCCGAATTCTTGCAAACAGCAGGAGTTAGTGACCTTACACGACAACTCGCAGGTCGTGCCGGAGTCAAACGCATCGTGCCTAAGAATGGCATTTTTCGTAAGACAGTCGGCGGCGAAGAGATGGGCAAGGTCAAGGGCAATGTGAATGCCATTATTGTTAACGCCTCGCCTGCTGTAGGTCGTATCTTTTACGCAAAACAGTGGAGTCCCGATGCCGAGCCAACTGCGCCAGACTGCTTCTCCAATGATGGACGTGCGCCCGATGCAGGTTCAACCAACCCACAAGCAGATCGTTGCGACAGTTGCCAACAGAACATCAAAGGTTCAGGGCAAGGCAACTCTAAAGCTTGCCGCTACTCACGCCGCATTGCACTCGTGCTAGAAGAAGACTTCGGTACATCTCTCGAAGGTTCTGTTTACCAAATGAACTTGGCCTCCAAGTCTTTGTTTGGTGAAAGCGTAGGCGATAACACGCACACGTTTGAAAACTACTCTAAGTACTTGTCTAACAACGGCAAGAGCTTGGACTACGTTGTGACGCAGATCAGTTTCAACGAAGACAATGACAACCAGTCTGTGTTGTTTACGCCGACTAAGTACATTAACAAGACGCAGTACGCTGTGACTAGCAAAGTGGCTAGCACCCCTGAAGTGCTGAAGATGGTCGTTATGACACCATACCAAGCAGACATGTCTGGTAAGCCCGCTAAGTTAGAAGCGCCTACACCTATGGGCAAGATGCTTGATGAAGACGAAGAAAAGGCTATGGCTAAAGTAAAAGCTAGCCCTATTGACGAACCAATCAAGCGCCCTGCTAAAGCCGCGCCAGCACCCGTGACCAAAAAGGATTTGGATTCCGTGGTTAAGGCTTGGAGCGAAGAGGAGTAAACATGACCTATGGTTACAGCCAACGCTTAGTAGACGCGATTCAAAACGATGACTCTAAGTCGTTGGATGTGGCTTTAGGAAAGTTTGTCATCCGCAATAACATTCCGGTTACTGAGGTATCCCAAGCACTGGGGGTAAGTCGAATGACGATTTACAACTGGCTACTTGGGGTTACCCACCCCTCAAGAGATAACGGTACTAAGATTATTGGATGGATGAGAGCCTACAAAAAAGCCCAAAAAGACGCAAGAGCAAAAGCAAAAAATGTCCCACTTTGACCTACTAGATGCAGTACTACCCACAAAGGGTCGGTACTGTGTGTTTGGGCTAGGGAAGTATCCAGATCAGAAGTTTTACGGTACAAGAGCAGAAGTAGATGAGCAAATTGAGGCGCTAGTAAGCAACAAGTTTGATGTGTTTTTTGGTTGTGCCACGTTTGGCCCACTTAATACTCGCACACATGACAACGTTGCTTTCGTTCGCGCACTGTGGATGGACATTGATTGCGGCCCCACGAAGGCCGTACCCGATGAAAAGGGAGTAATCAAAGGTTATATTGACCAAGCCACAGGTCTTAGTGAACTCAAAAAGTTTTGTAAAAGTGTAGGGTTACCACAACCAATTTTAGTTAGCTCAGGTTACGGCATCCACGCATACTGGTTGCTTGAAGAGACCTTAACTCGCCTTGATTGGGAACCCCTTGCAAACCGCCTTCGTGAGTTGTGCGTAGAGCAAGGGTTCGTTGTCGACCCTGCTGTATTTGAAGCATCCAGAGTACTGCGTGTCCCCGGCACATACAACTTTAAATCTGAACCTGTAGAAGTAAAGGTTCTCAACGAAGTCACTCAGCGTATGACCTACGCGCAAGTGAAAGAGCTACTCGGCGCACCCGACCCAGAACCGGAAGACGAGCGGCCAGACTTTATACCGCGCACCATGAGTCCTTTGATGGAAACCATGATGCAGAATAAGGTCAAGCGTTTTAAAACAATAATGATGAAGTCAGCAAGCGGCGAGGGTTGCAACCAACTTTTGCACTGCTACAAAAATCAAGCCACACTCGACTACAACTTATGGCGCTCAGCGCTTTCGATTGCAACTTTTTGCATCGACCGAGATTCTGCAATACACAAAATGTCTGCGGAGCACCCCGACTACGACCGGTTTAAAACTGAGTTCAAGGTTGATGATCTGCAACGAACCGGTGGGCCGCATCACTGCGCTACCTTTGAGAAGCAGAACCCCGGAGGCTGTGACGGATGTAAACACAAAGGCAAAATCAAATCCCCCATCATGCTTGGTGTGGAAATTGAAGAAGCCGAAGACGAAGATTACGATGTTGTAATCGAAGCCGAAGACGGTGAGGTTGAGACTGTACGCATACCTGAGTATCCATTCCCATTCTTCAGGGGTAAAAACGGCGGCATTTACCGCAGGCCCGCAACTGATGAAGCAGAACCAGATCTTGTGTATGAACACGACCTGTACATCGTTAAGCGGTTAACTGACCCCGATATTGGCGAAACATTGCTATTCCGATTGCACCTACCCATGGACGGCATGAAAGAGTTTGCAATCCCACTCGGAGTCCTTTCATCAAAAGACAAATTGCGGGAAGCATTAGCGGCTAAGGGTGTGGGCTTGTTTAGTAAACAAGTTGACCTCATGTGCGTGTATGTGATTACAGCAGTTAAAAATTTACAAGTTATGCGGAGAGCAGATATTATGAGAACACAATTTGGTTGGGTCGACAATGACAGCAAGTTCATTCTCGGCGACAGAGAGATCACAAAAGACGGCGTGTATTACAGCCCGCCCTCGCACATTACCAAGTCGGTAGCCGAGCACCTTAATGAGCACGGTGACTTTGACAAGTGGAAAGAAGTCTTCAACATGTACGCTAGGCCCGGCCTTGAGCCCCATGCGTTTGCGGCGCTGACAGCGTTTGGATCACCACTGTTGAAATTTACAGGTATGTCAGGTGCAATCATTAACTTGATCCACAGTAGCTCGGGTTCAGGTAAGTCGACAGCGTTGTTTATGTGTAACAGCGTATGGGGCCACCCAGTTAAGAACGCCTCAATTTGGAAAGATACGTTCAACGCAAAGATGCACAGGCTCGGTGTAATGAACAACCTGCCCAATACCATTGACGAGATTACGAACACCAGCCCTACGGAGTTCTCTGACTTGTCGTACAGCATTTCGCAGGGTCGGGGCAAGAACAAGATGCGTGGCTCGGTCAACGAGGAGCGTGTCAACCTGACTAGCTGGAATGGCATGACTTTAACGTCCTCAAACGCTAGCTTCTATCAAAAGCTTGGCGCGGCAAAGGATTCTCCCGACGGCGAATCTATGCGTCTACTTGAGTATGAGATCAAGCCTAACAACCTGATTGACGTGCAGGTAGGCAAGCAGATGTTTGACCACCAACTGCGTGAGAACTATGGATTTGCCGGTGAGATTTACGCCCAGTGGCTCGTTAACAACTTGGAAGATGCCAAAGACTTGGTGCGTCAGATTCAAGCCAAGCTCGACAAGGAAGTTAAGTTCACACAGCGTGAGCGTTTCTGGTCAGCCGTAGCCGCTTGCAACATTGCCGGTGGTTTGATTGCCAAGAATTTACAACTGCACGACTATGACATGAAGCTAGTCTACACATGGTTGGTGGGCATGCTTGGCGAGATGCGTGAGGACGTAAAGCCACCAATCAGCAACCCTGCCTCTACCCTTGGTGAATTCATCAACGGCAACATGAACCATGCTTTGGTTGTGAACGGCGAGAACGATGCACGAAGCAACATGATCCCTATGCCGACTATGGAGCCACGGGGTGAGTTGTTTATACGCTACGAGCCAGATACCAAGCTGTTATGGATTGCGGCCAAAGCGTTTAAAGACTTCTGTGTCGAGCGCCAAATTAACTACAAAGACATACTTCGTGAGTTAAAAGAGGTCAATGTATTTAAAGAAGCAGTCAACAAGCGTATGGCTAAGGGTATGAAGGTTGTGTCCCCCGCAGTCCGAGCGCTAATGTTTGATGCGTCCCAAGCTGATTTCATTCACATAGAAACCACCGATGAAAATCGAGACAGTTCACTATGAGGTTAACTGGGCCAAGTTCCGCAAGGGGTACTCGTTTTTTGTACCCTGCATTGATACAGCAAGAGCTAAAGCGGAACTTAACCGAGTGGCCCGCCGACTAAAGATGGAACTACTTACGAAAGTAGTCGTAGAAGACGGCATAAAAGGTTTGCGAGTGTGGAGGCTTTGAGCTAAACTTAAGTTGTCGGAAAACAGTTGCCGACGATTTATTTTGGTTGCCTCTCCTTTTACCCCCGGCTAATCCCCGGGGGTTTTTTTTATTTTGCCGCTTCTCTTTCGAGCTTCTCACGAGACGGTGCAAGCAACTCTTCCAAGTATGGGTAGAACTTCTTATCCACGTCAAACCCACGATCTGCTTTGAGGCGCTTCTCCATACGAGCTTTAAGCATCTTAGACAACTGATCGCCTTTGACAGCAACTTGTGGGTTGCGGGCATTAAAGGTAATTAACTTTTCCAGCGCATCATCAAACTCTTGATCGCTACCCCGTGTGGCCTCTAGGTCAACACGCCCAACAATCTTTGCCTTATCGTTCATAACCTTTGCTTTGAGCGCATTAACTTTAAAGTTTGCTTCTTGCGCAGAGGCCAAACCTGTAGTTCGTGCGCCACCTGCTTGGGCAAGTAATTGCGCTTTTGTAAACTCTTCTGGCTCCCTAATGACCGCACCCGTGCTTGTTGTAGCGCCTTCTTTGCTGTACCGAACCGCGGTCAATGGTTGGCGTAGGGCGGCGGGCAAAAGTCTTTCCAAACCTTGCATGACTTTACCTTCTGCCATCAAACGAATGCCCGAAGGAATTTGGTTAAGCGCCAAACTAGCAAACGGCCCCAGTAACGACAGTGCGTATTCTTGCATTGTGTCTTCAAGGTTGCGTTGCTCTTTTAACTCCGGCATCCACATGTTGTTCATTGACAAGCTATTAGACATGTTATAGCCCGAGATAGTGTCGATCAAACCAGAGTCAATAATTTCACTGATCTTGTACCCACCAATCTCGGCCTCACCAAAGAAGTTGGGGATAAACACACTGCGCCCCCAAAACTCAAGATCACGCTCTTCTAATGGGTCATCATCGTCGTCATCGCGCATTGCATTGATAACGCCTTGGATAGCGCCCATAGCCGCGCTGATGCCGGGGACACCAACGTAACCAGCTAACAAGCCAGACATAAACAAAGTACCAAACAACTGAGTTGCCGCTTCTTTTTTAGCCGCCGCATCCATACCGGCCATAGCACGGTAGCCGTTACGCACCAAGTATGTGGTTACGAAAGCAGGGAAAGTTTTGAATTGCAGCAGCGTACGACCGGCCGGGCCACGCATAACACGCGCACGGTTCTGCTCAGAGAAGTTACCAAGGGCATCGTAAGTATCTTTAACCGCTTGGTCAACAGCATCGTCAAAAGACATGCCTTCTTTGCGGCTCAAACGGAACGAGGTCATAAACATAACTTCGCGGTTCAAACGCTCAACGTGGTGGAACAGGCCACCCATCATGTTAGTTGCAGACTTCCACGCACCTGAGTATTTAGTCGACGGGGTATTGCGGCGATCCATTAAGTCGTAAGCCATTGTGATTTCGCTGACACCACGGTCTGTCATTGCTTCAATAGCCCGTTGCTCTTCTTCGTTCATTTTAACGCGACGAGAGTTAGCTAAAGACAACTGCT